ATGAAGAAAACACTTTTTTGGATGCTAGACAAATTATTGGTTCCAGTTCTCCTGCTCTTTGTTTCAAAAGAATGGTTCATTGGTGTTTGGGGTGCCATTTTCGGGCCTGACAACACATGGTTTTATGAACCTAAAACTTTTACCAGATGGCAATTGCTATTGGCGCTTTCATTTATTGCAGTTTTTTTCATTTGGCACCTGCTAAGCACCCATAGACTTCAGAAAAAAATAAGAACCTTAACTTTAACTTTTGCCGGAACAGAAACCGAGTCCAAGGACATTGTGAGACTCGCAACAATGTCTCTAAAAGAGGCTCAAACATTTGAGCAACTCTACAAACTCCCTCTAGGCGAGTGGCTCCCCCCGTCTACTCTAAACAACAAGTTAGGGTTGAACGACGATCAGGCAGCCCTTGGATATTTAGAGTCTCTTAGAAGCAGAAAGTTAGCTTTGAGGAAAAATTACACCAAGCCGGGACACCCCTTATTCAAATTGTCGGCAGAAGGAAGACGCCTAGCAATTGAGCAACGCAAAGAACTTGATGACATACTGCTCAACACCAAACTAACTACAAATCAAGCACTAGTACTTCGCCGAATTGCTGAAATGTATGAATCACAACAGAAAGCTGACGTAAGAACGTTGGCCACCCAGACATCAATGCCGCCACTTACAATGGAAAAAATCATTGAACATCTAGAAAAAAAGAAGCTAATCACTCATGTATTAGACATCTCTCAAGGCGCAAAATATTACTCTCCAACTCCAGCAGGACGGGACTTCCTATAGTCCTGCCCTTATGTAACTATTAAAGTTTCAATGTAACCATGACGAGTAGGACCATTTGTCCACCTCGTTTTTTCTGAACGTGGCTCTTACATTGCTCCGCCGAATTCGTAGGATTTGAACTTCACTACCTCCTCCCCCACCCACTCATTTAGCTGGGTCATCCGCGTCTGAATGGGCTCGAGTTCATTGGCTACATAGATCTGCGCAGCCTCCCTGATAGACCCGAACCCACCCGCGTTCTGCGGCACAATCCCCATCAACTGCGGTGGAATGCGCAGACTCGCCAGGACGTCATCACGGGTCTGATTCTTGATCGAGTTGAATTCGTCTTTGGCCGCTACCTCGCTGACGGGGATTAGCTGAATCCCGTCCTTCTTGCCTGTAGGTGAATAGACAAACAGATTCCGAAAATTCCCCGGCCCCTTGGACTCCTTCAGCGCTTTACGCAAAGCGTCGATATCCGCCTCGGTCTGCGCCGCGTCGGTCATGTACAGGATGAAACCGGCGTGACTGCCGTTCTCGTAATACTTACGCCGGAACAACGTCGCTGACTCATTCAGCAACGCCGATTGCAAAGCACTGATCCACTCCGGCAACCCATAGATCTCCTGATGCAAATCCGCTTCTCGCAGATGAAAAATGCTCCCTGACTCAAACGCGTGCTCGTTCTTCCAGCCCTGCACCTGGTAGAACTGCCCCTCCGGCCCAACCCGCATGTACTTCGCAAGCGACGGCACCAGTTGCCGGGTGTCGCCCAGCACCGAACGGCGTTTCTCCAGATACCCGTTGCCCAGGCACAGAAAGTCCAGGGCAAACTGTTCAAAAGCCGCCCGGGACAACATCGGATGCGGGATAAAGGTCTTGCTCAACAGGTTGCGCTTGAACATCAACCCCGAATGCAGATGCACGCTCGCCCCCACCGACCGGGCCAGGCCATTAAGCGACAACGGTGGCTCATACCACCGCCCGTTGAACCAGCACTCCAGGTAGTCGAACACCTCCCGACCACCCAGCACCGGCGTCGGGTCACCGAAGCTGAATACCTGGGTACCCGCACTGGCGGCGTCGAGGGTGGCCGGCAGTAGCGCTTGGCTGGCGAGTTGTTCGGTCATGTGAAAATCTCCATTCGCCCAGTATTGGCAGCGGTCTGCCCTTCGAGCGGTTCGTTCTGCAATGCGTGGAAGAGCGCCCAGGCCAGGTCGGCATGGCCGGTGTTGTCGTTGCGGCCGGCGGTGTAGGTGAACTGGCGACCGCCTGCGGTGATGGTTTTGCGAATAGCCATGAGCGACTGAGCCATGTCGGTCCAGCCGGCGTCGAACTCCAGCCGCCCCTTGTGGATCACGTCGTAGGCCTTCAGCACCAAGCGAGTTTTCACCTCGGGCGAGTAGCTAAAGGTGGTCACCGCCGGGAAGAACTGGCGCACCAGCTGGGCCACGCCGCTGCCCAGGCCGGTGACGTCGATACCGATGTAAGTCACCCAGTAGCGGTCGCACACGCCCTTGATAGCGGCGGCCTGGGCGGCGAAGTCCATGCCGCGAAACTGGTGGCGCTCGAGCACGCGGAATTTGCCGCCCGGCACCAGTGGCGGCGCGACCACCACCAGGCCGGAACAATCGCCCGTCTCGGCCGGGTCATAGCCGACCCACACCTGGCGGTCGCCGAACGGGCGCATGGCGAACGGTTTGTAGTCCTCGGCCCACTCCACCCAGCTATCGACCATGCAGGACTGCAACACCGACAGCGGGAAGATGCTCGCGCCGTCATCGACGAACTCGCACATCAGCAGGTTGGCGAACGCCTCGGGGCTGTACTCCCGGCGCAGCTCTTCGATGTCGAACAGGTCGCAGCCGCCCCGCTCCGCGTCGAGGATGGTGACGATCTGGCGCCACAGCCGGTCCTCACAGAACCGCCCCTGTTGGAGCGCGCCGTGGGTCACATCAACCTTAGTGTGCTGCGCGGCGGGCTTGCCCTTGTTGAAGCGCTCGCCCGTCCAGAAGGTGTACGCCTCGTGGGCCATACTCGACGGCGTGGAGAAGTAGGTTTTGCGCCACTTCTTGTGCATCGCCATGCCCGAGGCGACCTTGTTCAGCTCCTCGAACTTGAACGTCCAGAAGAACTCGTCGAAGTAGAAATTGCCGTGATAGCCCTGGGCGGTGCGGGCGTTGGTCCCAAGGAAAAACAGCTCGGCGCCGTTGGGCAATACAATCGGGTCACCGGTCAGCTCGACGCCGATGACTTCCCGGGCGAAGGCCTGGATGTAGCCACGGAACAGGTAGGCCTGGTTCTTTGAAGCAGATAGAAAAATCTGGTTGCGGCCGGTGTCCAGGGCGTCGATGAACGCCTCGCGGGCGAAGTAGTATGTGGCACCAATCTGGCGGCTCTTGAGGATAACGCGGGTGCGCTGATTGCCGGCCCGGCACCAATCTTTCTGGTAGTCGAAACAGCCGTCGATGAAGGCCTCGCGCAGCAGCTCGATCTGGTCTTCGCTGATGTCATTTTTCGGGGACTTTTTCTTTGGTCCTTCGTTACGCTTGGCGAGGTTCGGGTTAAGGTCGGTTTCGGTACCGCCGCCCTGGAAGCGTTGAATGCGGGCCTGGCGTTCAAGCTGGCGGTGCAGCAGGTCGATCTCCTTGAAATCGCCGCCAGTCTTGTTGTCCTTGAGGATCAACTGCACCAAGCGCGCTTCCAGGGCTCCGCCGATGCGCTCGACGTTGTCGGCCCGGTCCCACTCATCGCGGGCCTTCCAGCTGTGTAGCGTTTTTTCTTTTTCGCCCGTAGCCTCGGCGATCTCGCAGATGCGCCAACCCATCCAGTACAGGAACTTGGATTGGCGTCGTGGATCGATAGGCAGCAGGGTGGTCGTCGTCATGGCCGAGATGCTGCCGCCCACGGCGACGACTCAATAGCACCGCCCCTTGTACCCTCCCCGCCTACAGTCCCGTCTCGTTGCCGCCGCTCGCGCCCGTGACGACCATGCCCCTCATTGCAACGCACTGCTCAACCCAGCAGGCGCCCCACGCACTGAGGATTCCCGGCATGAAGAAGTTTCGCAGCAACTGGTTCCGCGTCGCCGTCGAGGGCGCTACTTCGGACAAGCGCACCATCAAACGCAGCTGGCTGGAACAGGCCGCCAAGAACTTCAACCCGTCCACCTACGGCGCCCGTATCTGGCTGGAGCATTTCCGCAGCCTGTTGCCCGACAGCCCGTTCAAGGCCTACGGCGACGTGCTGGCTGTGAAAACCGAAGAGGTGGACATCAACGGCCAGAAGAAACTGGCCCTGTTCGCCCAGGTTGAGCCGACCCCAGAGCTGATCGCCATGAACAAGGCGAAACAGAAGATCTACACCTCCATCGAAATCGACGACAGCTTTGCCGACACCGGCGAGGCCTACATCGTCGGCCTGGCGGTCACTGACTCGCCCGCCAGCCTGGGCACGGACGTCCTGGCGTTCTCTGCGCAGAAACCTGACGCCAGCCCCTTCAAGGATCGCCACTACTCGGCAACGTCGATGTTTACCGAGGCGGTGGAAACCGAGTTGAAGTTCGAAGAAATCGAAGAGAAGCCCAGCATCGGCGCCCAGCTGTTCAACAAGGTGCAAGCGCTGCTGACCGGCAAGCAGGCCAAGGACGACACCGAGTTTGCCCAGATCGGCGAAGCCGTCGAAGCCATCGCCGAACACGTCAAGGATCTGCCCGACCAACTGGCCGCAGAAAAGCAATTCTCGGCGGGGCTGAAAACCCGGCTCGACCAGGTCAGCACGGAACTCACAGAGCTGAAAACCAAGCTCTCCACCACCCAGGACCACAACCAGAAAACGCGTCCGCCTGTAACCGGCGGCAATGACCTGGTCGTGACCGACTGCTGACAGTCAGCCCAACCACAGCCCCCGAATCATGAAGGACGATCAACATGCGTAACGACACCCGAGTACTGTTCAACGCCTACCTGCAACAACTGGCGCAACTGCACGGGGTGACTGACGTCACCACCAAATTCACCGCAGACCCAAGCGTCGCCCAGACGTTGGAAACCCGCATTCAGGAGTCCAGCACCTTCCTCAGCGCCATCAATGTCTATGGCGTACAGGAACAGTCGGGTGAAAAGATTGGCATCGGCATCGACGGCACCATTGCCAGCACCACCGACACCACCGTCAAAGACCGCGAGCCCCACGACCCGAGCGGCCTGGACGACCGTGGGTACAACTGCACCCAAACCAACTTCGATACCGGCCTGCGCTATCAGAAGCTGGACCAGTGGGCCAAGTTTAAGGACTTCCAGGCACGCATCCGCGACGCCATCATCAAAGCTCAGGCCCTCAACCGGATCATGATTGGCTGGAACGGTATCAGCCGCGCCGCGACATCCAACCCAGCAACCAACCCGCTGTTGCAGGACGTCAACATCGGCTGGCTTCAAAAGATGCGTCTGGAAAACCCTGCCCGGGTTCTGGATGAAGTGGTGGACGGCAGCGGCAAAATCGAAATCGGCGCCGGCAAGGACTTTGAAAACATCGACGCCCTGGTCGTCAGCATGGTCAACGAGTTCATCGAGCCTTGGTATCAAGAGGACACCGAACTGGTGGTCATCTGCGGTCGCCAACTGCTGGCCGACAAGTACTTCCCGATCATCAACAAGACCCAGGCGCCAACCGAAATGCTGGCGGCCGACATCGTCACCAGTCAAAAGCGCCTCGGCAACCTACCGGCGGTGCGTGTGCCGCACTTCCCGGCCAACGGCTTGCTGGTCACCCGTCTGGATAACCTGTCGCTGTACTGGCAGGAAGGCACCCGCCGCCGCACCGTCGTGGACAACGCCAAGCGCGACCGCATCGAGAACTACGAATCGGTGAATGAAAGCTACGTCATCGAAGACCTGGGCTGCGCGGCCATGGCCGAAAACATCACCCTGAACTGAGGCGGGCACCATGACCAACCCCTGCCGTCGTCACTTTGAACGTGTCACTGCCGCCATCGAAGCGGCAGCGACCGAGCCCACCCAAACCATGGCCGGCGCCACGGCCTACGAGCACCAGCTCAACCAGCTGTTGCAAGATCGCCTGCGCCTGAAACAGGTCCAGTCCAACCAGGGCAAGGCCGAACTCAAGCGCCAGTTGCTGCCGAGCTATGAATCCTATGTGCAAGGTGTGCTGGAAGGCGGCCAGGGCGCCCAGGACGAGGTCCTGACCACCGTCATGGTCTGGCGCTTCGATGCCGGCGACTTCACCGGTGGGCTCGACATCGCGACCTACGTGCTGGAACACAAGATGGTCATGCCCGACCGCTTCGCACGCACCTTGGGCTGCCTGGTCGCCGAGGAAGTCGCGACGGCAGCCTTCAAGGCCCAGAAGGTTGGCGAACCGTTCGACCTGGCGATCCTGCACCGCACCGCCGAACTCACCGATGCCGAAGACATGCCCGATCAGGCCCGCGCCAAGCTGTTTCTCGCCATGGGCCGCGCCACGCTGGATGGCATCACCGAAGAGGCACCAGGCCAACCCGGCAAGCTCCAGGCCGGTGTGGATCTGCTGAAAAAGGCCATCGCCCTGCACGATGCCTGCGGTGGCAAAAAGGATCTGGAGCGGGCTGAACGCCTGCTCAACAAACTCGCCGGCCCTGCCGGCTAACCGAGCGTCCCCACGCACCCCGCCGGCTCGGGGCGGATCGGCCAGGCCGCTCCTCCTGAACGTGAAGCCCCGACCACCGGCGACCTATTTTTGAGTGCTGTTCCATGAGCGGATTCGTAGCCGGCGGCACCGTCGCCAGCGGCCATATCAACACCGACGCCTTCTGGCCCTCCATCGATCTGGATCAATTGCGCGCCACGCTGAGGATCGACGCGAGCGTCACCGCGCCGCGCCTGGAAACCGCCGCTGTGGCCGCCGCCATCAGCGTCAACCGCGAGCTGAGCGAATGGCGGGCCAGGCAGGAAGCCGCAGGCCATGCCGAACTGGCAGATGTTCCTGGTGACAAGATCAACGACGTGTCGGTACTGGAGCACCTCTACCGCCGCGCCATCGAAGCCGCCACCGGTGCCGAAGTGTGCGAGCGCTACCGTTCCTACGACACCACCAACAGCGGCAACCAGAACGCCGAAGACCTCACGCCAAACATCGACGATTACCGCCGCGACCTGCGCTGGGCAGTGCGTGACTTCCTGGGCATCAACCGAACCACTGTGGAGCTAATCTGATGCCCGTCACCGTGCGCACTTTTCAAAACGACACCGTTGACGCCCTGTGCTGGCGTCACTACGGCCGTACCGCCGGCGTAACCGAAGCGGTACTCGAAGCCAACCCCGGCCTGGCCGATTACGGGCCGATCCTGCCCCAAGGCCTGGCTGTGCAAATGCCAGAAGCCCAGACGGCCGCCCCACAGCGGCAGATGGTGAACTTATGGGACTGATCAACCTGCAGCGAGCCCACGAACCTACCCATCCTGGATTACGGAATGAAGCGCATGCCTGAACGTCCCGACACCTGGGCCTGGCTCGCCGCCTGGCTCGAACAAAACTGGCCTGCCCTTTATGCGGGGATCCTGGCTCTGACCATCGCCGCCTTACGGATCATGTATGGCGGCGGCACCTTGCGGCGGATGGCAGTCGAGGCCCCCCTTTGCGGTGCCCTGGCACTGGCCGCCAGTCATGGCCTGGCTCTGCTCGGTATCCCCGCCTCAACCGCACCGTTCTTCGGTGGGGTAATCGGTTTGCTTGGGGTCGAGGGGACTCGCGCCGCCGCCAAGAAATTTTTCACTCGCAAGGTAGAACAGCTATGACGACGCTTCGCCACGGCGACCGCTCGCAAGCGGTGCGCATCCTGCAAAAGACCCTGAACGACCATGACGCCCGCCTGGTGGTTGACGGCGACTATGGCGATTCAACCGAGGCAGCTGTTCGGGCGTATCAGTTGAAAGTTGGCTTGGTCGCCGATGGCGTTGCCGGCGAAAAGACCCAGGCCAGCCTGGCCGGCGGTGACTGTCAGCTCCTGTTGAAAAACGAAGACCTGGTAAGGGCCGCGCAGATCCTCGACGTACCGCTGGCAAGCGTCTATGCCGTAAACGAGGTTGAATCCAAGGGCAAGGGCTTCCTGGCGAATGGCAAGCCGGTGATTCTGTTCGAGCGGCACATCATGTACCGCCAACTCGCCATGCCGCGCCACCAAGGCGACAACCCCGACGAACTCAAGCGCCACGCCGACCAGCTGGCCGCCGCCAATCCGGCCATCGTCAATCCGAAGTCCGGGGGCTATGCCGGCGGCACTGCTGAGCATCAACGCCTGGGCCATGCGCGCCTGATCGACGACACCGCCGCGCTGGAGTCCGCTTCCTGGGGCGCGTTCCAGATCATGGGCTTTCACTGGCACCGCCTGGGCTATGCCAGCGTGCAAGCGCTGGTCGAGGACATGAGTGCAGGCGAGTCTCAACAGTTCGCCGCCTTCGTGTGTTTCATCCAGACCGACCCGGTGCTGCACAAGGCCTTGAAAGGCCGAAAATGGGCCGAATTCGCCAAGCTCTACAACGGCCCGGATTACCAGCGGAACTTGTACGACATCAAGCTCCAGCGCGCCTATGAGCGGCACGCTGAGTGCGGCTGCGGCCAGGCGGTGGCGGCATGATCGATCTGGAGGCGGTGCGCAAACTGGACGTCCAAGACGGCAACCTGTTGGTGGTGCCGGACAATACCGAGCAAGCCGATATGGAGCTGCTGTGCGAAGCCCTGGCCTACATGACACCCGGTTGCCGGGTAGTCATCGTGCGAGGCCCGGTGGAGCTGATGGACGTCGGCGAAATGAACAAACTGGGCTGGTACCGCGCATGAGTACCCTGCGCCAGGCGCTGTATGGCATCGCCCTGCTGGGCGCCCTGGCACTGCTCATCTGGGGCCAGGAACAACGCATCACCGTAGCCGAGAAGGACACCGAGCTGGCAGCGAAGGACACCAAAATCGCACGCGACGAAGCTGACAGGCTGCGCGCAAACCTCAGCACGCTGCAAACTACCCTGAACGCTGAGCGTATTGCCCAGGCCACCCTGCGGATCCAACAGGATCAGCTGCGCCAGGGCCTGGCAAAGCGCGAGCAAACCATCGAGGCGCTGAAACGTGAAAACGAAGACCTTCGCAACTGGGCTGACCAGCCTTTGCCTGAGCTTGCTCGTCGGCTGCGCGAGCGCCCCGCCCTCACCGGCGCCGACGCTTATCGTCAGTGGCTGTCCGGCCGTGGTGCCCTGCACCCTGCCGGCGACAAGCCCGCTCAATAACGGCGATCAGCTCACCGACCAGGACCGCGTCGAAGCCGCATGGGCTGAATGCGCCGGCCAGGTAGACATGGTGTTCAACCATCAACAGGCGGCCCCATGAACAAACCCGAAAGCCTGCGTGCCCACCTGCTGGCGACCGTGGCAGAACTTAAGCACAACCCTGACCGGCTGCTGATCTTCATCGACAACGGCAAAATCCGCTGCACCGCGGCTGCCTCGCTGTCGTTCGAATACAGCTTTGATTTACAGGTCATCCTCACCGACTACGCAGGTCACCCCGACAGCGTCATGTTGCCATTGCTGGGCTGGCTGAGCGTGAACCAGTCCGAACTGCTGGAGAACCTGAACAAGTCCGCCGAGGGCATCCAGTTCGAGGCCGACATCCTGGACAACAGCAAGGTGGACCTGAGCCTGACACTGCCGCTAACCGAGCGTGTGGTTGTGGGGAAAGACGCCGACGGCAATACCACCGTCCACCATCCTGGTGAACCTCGGCAGGTAGCCGCGTTCCTCGACCCGGCGTGGATACCTGGCGCCCAAGGCACCGACAGTGAATGGGTTGTGCCGAAATGACCAACCGATTGGAAACGCTGGAGGATTGGGCGGCCGGCCTGCTGGGACAACTGGAACCGGCATCGCGCAACAAACTGGCTCGCAGCATCGGCCAGATCCTGCGGCGCAGTCAGCAGCAGCGGATCATCGCCCAGCGCAACCCGGACGGGAGCAAGTACGTACCGCGAAAACAGCGTAACTTGCGGGGGAAGCAAGGACGGGTAAAGCGGAAGGTGCAGATGTTTCAGAAGCTTCGCACAGCGAGCTTTTTAAAGATTCAAGGTGATGGGAATGCAATAAGCGTTGGGTTTACGGGACGAATCGCACGTATTGCCCGAGTGCATCAATACGGCCTTAAAGATCGTCCTGAACAAGGTGCCCTGGATGTAAGATACGATAAACGTGAACTGCTAGGGTTTACAGAGGCAGATATTGATTTGATTCGCGATGAACTACTTAACCATCTAACCTAAAAATTCACCTATAGACCAGTTCAAACTATTCATTTATTTACCACCTCTCTTACTATTGGGTTGACTAAAGACTCAGAGCGCCAATGCGCACATAAAGATTCAAAAGCCCTTTCTAACATTTTCGATGCATGTTCAAAATTTATTTCTTTAAGAGGCAATACGGCTCGACCATTTTGCACATCCACGTAAGTGGATTTATTTTTGAGAACAACGCGGCCGTGCGACAACTCCCGCGCTTCGGCCAACCACTTGAGATCAGAGTCGTTTTCCAAATCCAGATCAATGCCAAACATATAATGGTGAACATCATCTGAATCAACTTTTGCCTTATGATCGCGAAACCGTTTCATTACCTTCTTCCAATCTACAGTATCGCCACTTTGAAGCCCACCGACGGCACCGACAATCATGGGCAACTTTCCTAATTCCTCGCAGCAAAAATAAGCAAGCAAATAAGCTCTTGCAAAAAAACCATGCTCAAGCAGAAGCCTTGCTTCTTTATGTAATGATTCTGCATTTTCAAATACATCCAGCCTCAACTGGTGAAGCTGATCAATTGTCATCTGTTTCATTTTCAGCACCCGCATAATTGGAAAAGCTCCTCCGAGCTTAGCACCAGCGTTCTTGTAATGGCGTGTCGTACAAACCCTTACGGCTGCATGCTCACGCGCGTGGCGCCACCATCGGCGCCATGAACGACTTAGCCACCCTCGCCCGCCTGATCGAAAACCTCATCCGCTTCGGCACTATCGCTGCCGTCCAGATGCAGCCCCCGCGTGTGCAGGTCAAAACCGGAACCCTGACCACCGCCTGGCTGCCGTGGGTCACTCTGCGGGCCGGCGCCGACCGGGAGTGGAACCCGCCGACCGTCAACGAACAAGTTCTGTTATTCAGCCCCTCGGGCCAGCTCGGCAACGGCGTCGCCTTGACCGGCCTGTTCAGCGACCAGATCCCCGCCAACGGCGACCGCGAAGGCCTGCACCGCGTCACCTACCGCGACGGCACGGTGATCGAGTACGACAGCGTCGCTCACCACCTCAACGCCACGCTCACCGATGGCGGCACCACCAACCTCATCAGCACCGGCGGCATCAACATCGTCGGCAACATCACGCACCAGGGCGACTACACCCAGAACGGCAACCAGAACGTCACCGGTAAGGTCACCGTGTCGGTAGATGTGGTGGCCGCCGGCATCAGCTTGGTGAAACACCTGCACGGCGGCGTCATGCCTGGCAGCGGCAAGACGGGAAAACCGGAATGAACCGACACACCGGCGCTGCCATCACCACCGTGGAGAGCATTGCCCAATCCATGAGCGATGTCCTCAGCACGCGCCTCGGTACCCGGGTGATGCGCCGCGAATACGGCAGCCTGTTGCCCGAACTGGTGGACCAGCCTTTCAACGACATCACCCGCTTGCAGGTGTACGCCGCCACCGTCATGGCGCTGATGCGCTGGGAGCCCCGTATAACCCTGAGCCGCGTGCAGTTCCAGGGCGCCACCCTGCAAGGTCAAGCATCACTGGACATCGAGGGCAGCATCGTCGATAGCAACGAGCCGCTGAGCCTGAGCGTGCCGCTGAACCTTGGGGGTAGCGCATGAACTCATTCGTCGCGATTGACCTGGGCCAGCTCCCTGCGCCCGAAGTCGTAGAGCAAATCGATTACGAGCAGATCCTCGCCGAGCGCAAGGCCTACGCCATCAGCCTCTGGCCGGTCGAGGAACAAGCCGAGATCGCCGCACGGCTTGAGCTGGAATCTGAGCCCCTGACCAAACTGCTCCAGGAGAACGCCTACCGCGAGACGGTGTGGCGCCAGCGCGTCAATGAGGCATCCGTCGCCAACATGCTGGCTCTGGCAAAGGGCAGTGACCTGGAGAACCTGGCCGGCAACTTCAACGTCAAGCGCCTGGTCATCCAGGCCGCCAAGCCCACGGCCGTGCCGCCGGTACCGTTGCTGATGGAAAGCGACGACAGCCTGCGGGAGCGGGCTCAAATGGCGTGGGAAGGACTGAGCACCGCCGGCCCGCGCAATAGCTACATCTTCCATGCGCGGTCTGCTGACGGCCAAGTGGCCGATGCCACTGCCGAGAGTCCCGCCCCAGCCGAGGCGGTGGTGACAGTGCAATCGATCCTGGGTGACGGTACCGCCTCGCCCGCGCTGCTGGCAAAGGTCAATGCCTACCTCAGCGACGACGACCGCCGCCCGGTCGCGGATCGGCTCACCGTGCAAAGTGCGCAGGTCATCAACTACCAGGTCAAGGCCAAGCTGTTTCTTTCGACGTCCGGCCCTGAGAGCGAGTTGATTCTCGCGGCGGCCAATGCGCAGTTGCTGGCCTTCGTGCACCAGCGGCGTCGCCTGGGCCTGGAGGTTTCAGAATCAATCATCCACGCCTCGCTACACGTCGAGGGTGTGCGCAAGGTCGTGCTGGAGAACTGGGCCGACATCGTTGCCACGAAGTACCAGGCGCCGTACTGCACGGCCGTCGATTTGGCGTTGGGGGTTGAATGATGGCTGACGCGCCCCTTCTTCCAAGCAATTCGACGCCGTTGGAGCGCCAAGCGGCGCAGGCACTGGCTCAGATCCAGCGCGTGCCGATTCCGCTGCGCACTCTGTACAGCCCCGACCGGTGCCCGCTGCCTCTTTTGCCTTACCTGGCCTGGGCCTTTTCCGTGGATCGCTGGGACAGCAAATGGACCGAAGCGGCCAAGCGCGCCGCCATCCGCAGCGCGTACTACATCCATTCGCGCAAGGGCACCATCGGCTCACTGCGCCGCGTCGTTGAACCGCTCGGCTACCTGATTGAAATCATCGAATGGTGGCAGACCGTACCGGTCGGCCCTCGCGCCACGTTCAAGCTCAAGGTCGGCGTGCTGGACACCGGTATCACCGAAGAGATGTACCAGGAACTGACCTGGCTGATCGACGATGCCAAGCCCCTGACACGCCACCTCACCGGGCTCGCCATCAGCCTGGAAACAACCGGATCAGTTCATATCGGCGCCTGCGTCACCGAAGGCGACGAGATTGATATCTACCCACCTACACAGCGAGACATCGAGGTCACGGGCTACATCCATCAGGGCGGCCGTGAACACCAGATCGACACCATGGACATCTACCCATGACAGACCAAAACAGCCAGTTTTTCGCCATCCTCACCGCCATCGGCAAGGCCAAGCAGGCCAACGCGGACGCCTTGGGCATTCCCTGGACATTCGCGCAGATGGGCGTCGGGGACGCCAACGACACCGACCCAATCCCCAACGAGCAACAGACGCACTTAATCAATGAGCGTCGACGCGCCCCGCTGAATCAGTTGAAGGTTGACTCAGCCAACCCGAACATCATCATTGCCGAGCAGGTTATTCCTGAGAACGTAGGTGGGTGGTGGATTCGTGAGGTTGGTTTGTATGACGCCGACGGTGACCTGGTCGCCGTGGCGAACTGTGCGCCAAGCTTCAAGCCGTTGCTGACTCAAGGATCTGGACGTACCCAGGTGGTGCGCATGAACCTCATCATCAGCAACACCGCCAACGTCGAGTTGAAGATTGACCCGTCCGTTGTGCTGGCTACTCGTGCTTATGTGGACGGCTTGACTGTACGAGCCAACCAAGTCGAGGCCGAGACAGGAACGGAAAACAGCAAAATCATGACCCCGTTGCGGGTATTTCAAGCCATTGGCAAGGTAATAAAACAGGCAACGGAGAGTGCATTCGGCTGGGCAAAAATTGCTACCCAAGCTCAAGTCACCACAGGGATAGATGACACAGCAATCGTCACGCCCAAAAAACTCAGGGCTGCTCAAGCCACGCAGGTGGAAGCCGAGGCAGGCACTGACAATACAAAAGTTATGACACCGCTACGCGTGTTCCAGGCCATCGCCAAAGTAGTAGGACAGGCCACCGAGACGGTGTTCGGCTGGGCAAAGGTCGCCACCCAAGTCCAAGTCACTACAGGCACAGACGACACCTGCTTCATAACGCCGAAGAAGCTTCGTGCCGCACAAGCCAATCAGGCTGAGGCCGAGGCTGGAACTGACAATACAAAGATCATGACCCCGCTGCGGGTATTCCAAGCCATTGCCAACGTAGTGACCCAGTCAACGGAGTCGGCTTTCGGTTGGGCAAAGATCGCAAGCCAATCGCAAGTCAATTTGGGCACCGACGACGGGACCATTGTTTCTCCCAAAAAACTGCGATGGGGCTTTTCCATCAGTCTGACCAGCAACGGCTACATCGTCTTCCCGACATGGCTCGGCGGCTTGATCATTCAGTGGGCAAATGGAGCGATCCCTGCGGGAGCAGGCATCGTACATGTGAACCTGGCGCTGGCGTTTCCGAACACATTGACCGCCTACTCTGTCTCCACCTCACAGACGGGGACGATGATGAGTGCACAAAGTGCGACCCCCAACGGAATCGATTTATTGGCACGTACTGTCAGCGGAGGGGCGATATCGACTCCCCCGGGGGTCATTGGATACACGTTCATTTGTTTGGGGAGCTAGTCATGCGCAAGTACAGCAAAACAACGGGGAACTGCTACATCGTTGGTCTGCATACCGAAATACCCGCCGATGCCGTGGACATCCCCGATGACCGTTATGACCAGGTCATTGCCAATCCTGCTTTCGGCAAGATTCGCGCTCACGACCCCGATGGCCTACCGACGCTAATCGATCCTCCACCAGCAACCATCGAGGAGCGGACGGCAGCCGAACGCCTTTGGCGGGACGCCCAAATCGAAAGCGTACGCTGGTTGCGGGAGCGTCACCGTGACGAAGTCGATTCAGCCCGGCCAACGACCCTCACGGCTGAACAATCAGGGGAACTGCTCGATTACGTACAGGCCCTGCGCGACTGGCCGCAAACAGCGGCTTTCCCTGCCGTCGAGTTTCGGCCCATGGCGCCGTCATGGATCGCTGGGCAGGTTCAATGAACTGTTTAAGTCATCTCGTCCTGTAACCCCCTCCCCTACAAGCCCCCGCGCTCGCCCAACCGGCGCGCGCGCGGCAGCCTGTGCACTGTCATCCCAATCACTGCGCAGGCAAACCCATGTCCGATTATCTTCACGGCGTGCGGGTCATCGAACTCAACGACGGCACCCGCCCCATTCGCACCATCCCCACCGCTGTTATCGGCATGGTCTGCACGGCCGACGACGCCGATGCCACCGTTTTCCCATTCGACACACCGGTATTGCTGAGCAACGTTCAAACCGCCATCGGCAAGGCCGGCACCACGGGTACCCTGGCGAAGAGTCTTCAGGCCATCGCCGACCAGACTAAGCCCTACACCATCGTCGTGCGAGTGAAGGAAGGCGCCACCGAGACAGAAACCACCAGTGCCCTGATCGGCACCACCACGGCCGAGGGCAAATACACCGGCATGAAAGCCCTGCTCGCTGCCAAGGCCCGCCTTGGCATGGTGCCGCGCATCCTCGGAGTGCCAGGCCTCGACAGTCTGCCGGTCGCCACCGCCCTGGTCACCATCGCCCAGCAGTTGCGCGCATTCGCCTACATCAGCGCCTGGGGCTGCAAAACCAAGGAAGAAGTGGTCGCCTACCGTGACAACTTCGGCGCTCGGGAGGCCATGGTCATCTGGCCGGAGTTCCAGAACTGGAGCACCGTCACCAACGCGACCGTCACCGCCTCGGCCGTGGCCCGTGCATTGGGCCTGCGCGCCAAGATCGACCAGGAAGTAGGCTGGCACAAGACGCTCTCCAACGTCGCCGTCAATGGCGTGACCGGCATCAGCGCCGACGTGTTCTGGGATCTGCAAAACCCGGCCACGGACGCCAACTACCTCAACAGCAACGAAGTCACCACGCTCATCAATGAGGGCGGCTTTCGCTTCTGGGGAAGCCGCACGACCAGCGAAGACCCTTTGTTTGCCTTTGAGAACTACACGCGCACTGCGCAGATCCTCGCCGACACCATGGCCGAAGCGCATATGTGGGCCGTGGATAAACCCATGCATGCCTCCCTGGTGCGCGACATCATCGAAGGGATCAACGCCAAATTCCGCGAGCTGATCGCGGCGGGCTACCTGATCGGCGGCAGGTGCTGGTACCCAGAGGACGCCAACGACAAGGACACGCTCAAGGCCGGCAAGCTGTTCCTGGACTACGACTACACGCCGGTACCACCGCTGGAAGATCTCACGTTGCGGCAACGCATCACCGACCGCTACCTGATCGACTTCGCCAGCAAGATCAACAGCTAACCCGGGCCTCCCCGCAAGGGGAGCTGACCCGTGCCTGAGCAACGGAGACACGCACCATGGCTATGCCTCGCAAACTCAAAAACCTCAACCTGTTCAACGACGCCAACAGCTACTTGGGCGTGGTCAAAACCGTCACTCTGCCCCCGCTCGGCCGCAAGATGGAAGGCTATCGCGGCGGCGGCATGAACGGCCCGGTCAAGGCCGATCTGGGCTTCTCGGATGATGGCATCCAATTCGAATGGAAGACCGGCGGCCTGGATCTGATCGCACTCAAACAGTTCGGCGCCGTCAACGCCTCGGGCGTCGCGTTACGCTTCACCGGATCGTTCCAGCAGGACGACACCGCCGAGATCAGCGCCGTAGAAGTCGTAATGCGCGGCCGGCACGAAACCATCGAAATGGGCGATGCGCAGCCGGGTGAAGACACCGAGCACAGCATCACCACCACCTGCACCTATTACAAACTGATCGTCGATAACGAAGAGATCATCGAAATCGACCTGCTCAATTTCATCGAAGTCGTCGATGGCGTAGACATGATGGCCGAGCAGCGCCGAGCCCTCGGCATCTGACCAATCTCGCCCTGATCCAGGGCGGTTAACCCTGCAAACTGGAGCAAGTTATGAAACCAGAAGACACCCTCGAAGCGCTGCCCCCGGTTGACGACAACACCGTCACCCTGGACACCCCGATCACCCGTGGCAAGACCGTCATCGACAGCATCACCCTGCGCAAACCGCAATCCGGCGAGCTGCGCGGCGTGCAGTTGGTCGAGCTGCTGAACATGGACGTAGCCACCCTCATCAAGATCCTGCCGCGCATCAGCAGCCCAGGCATCACCGCCCCCGAAGCCGCCACTATGGACCCGGCCGACCTCCTCGCCTGTGGCAGCAAGATCTCCGGTTTTTTGTTGCAGAAGTCGGTGAAGACGGACGCGTCCCTCGTTGCGTAGAAGACGCCATGGCCGACCTGGCCGTGGTTTTTCACTGGGCACCGGCTGACATGGACCAGCTGGGCCTTCAAGAGCTGATGGAGTGGCGCGAGCGCGCCCGGGTGCGGAGTTCCACCGATGGCGAATGACTTAAAACTTCAGGTGCTGCTCAATGCCATCGATAAGGCGAGCGGCCCTCTGAAGGCCATCAACAACGGCAGTATCGGGGCCGCCCGCGCCCTCAAGGAAGCCCGCGACCGCCTCAAGGAACTCAACGCTCAACAGAAGGACGTCAGCGCCTGGCGCACCCAGCGCGCTGCCGCCGAGCAAACCGAGCAAGCCCTCGTCGCCGCCCGCGAAAAAGTACGAGCGCTGTCCCAACAGTTCGCTGCCACCGGTGCGCCAACCAAGGCGATGACCAAGGAATTCCGTGCAGCCGTTCGCGAAGCGCAGAAGCTCAAGGAACAACATCAACAACAGGGCGAACAGCTCCAGGCCCTGCGCAGCAAACTGCAAGGCGCCGGCATCAGCACCAAGAACCTCAGCAGCCACGAACGCCAGCTGCGCGAGCAAATTGGCGCCACCAACGCCAGCATCAGCGAACAGGGCAAACGCCTGGTCGCGTTGAATGCTCAGCAAAAGCGCCTTGCCATCGAGCGCGCCAAGCTGGAGAAAACACAGAACCTCGCCGGCAACATGGCTATGAACGGCGCCGCCGGCCTGGGTGTGGGGTATGCAGCAAGTCGGCCGGTGGCTAAGGCCATCGGTGCCTTTGCGCCAAACGAAGACTCGGCCACGCAACTCAAGGTTTCAATGATGGACGGCACCGGCAAGGTGTCTGAAGACTTCCAGAAAATCACCGACCTGGCGACCAAGCTTGGCGACCGCCTGCCTGGTACCACGGCCGACTTCCAGGAAATGATGACCATGCTGCGGCGCCAGGGCCTGAGCGCGCAGAGCATCCTCGGCGGCACCGGTGAAGCGGCCGCGTACCTGGGCGTTCAATTGCAGATGCCCGTAACCGCCGCGGCTGAATTCGCCGCGAAGATGCAGGACGCGACTCGAACATCCGAAAAAGACATGATGGCGCTGATGGACATCATCCAGCGCGGGTTCTACTCCGGCGTAGACCCGACCAACATGCTCCAGGGTTTCAGCAAGATCGCGCCGGTCATGGACACCATCAAAAAATCGGGAATCGACGCCGCTGCCGAGCTGGCCCCGCTGCTGATCATGATGGACCAAGCTGGCATGGAAGGCGGTGCCGCCGGTAACGCCTACCGGAAGATCTTCCAGGCCGGCCTGGACAAGGACGGGATCAAGGACGTCAACAAAATCATGGAGCTGGAAGGCAAAAACATCCGCTTCAAGTTCACCGACGACAAAGGCAACTTCGCCGGCCTGGAGAACCTGTTCGCCCAGGTCGAAAAACTCAAATCACTGAACGACGAAGACCGCACGTCCACGATCAAACTGCTGTTCGGCGACGACTCCGAAACCATGACCACCTTGAACACCATGATGAACAAGGGAATCGCGGGTTATCGGGAAGTGCAACAAAAGCTTCAAAACCAGGCCGACTTGCGCAAGCGAGTCAACGAACAGCTCGCCACGCTCACCAACGTAATGGAGGCCGCAGAAGGCAGCTTCACCAACGCCCTGGCTGAGTTCGGCGCCGCCGTTGCGCCCGAGCTGAAACAGATCATCACCACCTTGGGAGAAGTCGCTAACAGCGTTGGCGCCTGGGCTCGTGAAAACCCAAGACTGGCGGGCGGCCTGGTGAAGGTAGTAGCGGCCGTTGCCGGTCTGGCCTTCGTGTTTGGGGGCCTGGCCTTGACGATGGCGAGTCTGCTCGGCCCTTTCGCTATGGTGCGTTACGGCATGGGCATGTTTGGCATTCGCTTGGGCATCGTGAAAGCCCAACTGATAGGCACGCGCACCGCAGCAGCAGGCGCCGGAGCCAACATTGGCAGGCTTGGGAAAGTCTGGCGGTCCCTGGTAGCCACTCGCTCGGCGGGTGGATTGCTCAGTGCGTTACCCGCTTTCGTCAGCAGCGCCCGCCTGGCTGCCGCCAGCGTGCTGCCGATGCTCGGTGGAGCGATCAGTGCCGTCGGTACCGCCATCATGGCGACGCCCATCGGCTGGCTGCTGGCGGCTATCGCCGCCCTGGTTGGTGCTGGTGTGTTGGTCTACAAGTACTGGAACCCCATCAAGGGCTTTTTCCTCGGTTTCTGGCAGGGGCTCGTCGGTGCCCTTCAACCCGTGCTCGATAGCTTTGCAGGCCTCGGCCAATCGCTGCTAAACCTGGGCCAAGTCGTCATGACGTTGCCAGGTGTCGGGGCAGCCTTGGAGCTTCTGGGTAGCATCGCTCGCCCGTTGTTCAGCTTGATCTCGGCAGGTGTCAGCAGTCTGATCAACTGGTTCGGCCAGCTACTCACTCCCGTCGAAGATGTCGGCGGCGCGGCTCAGTCAATGGGCGAGCGTTTTGGCGCAGTCATCGGCAACATGCTCAGCCTTTTGTTGGGTCTACCCGCACAGTTCGCTGAACTGGGTACGCAGATGATTCAAGGCCTAGCAAATGGCATCACCAACAGCCTGACCGTAGCCAAGGAGGCCATTACCGGGGCAGGCGATGCGGTGATTGGTTGGTTCAAGGAAAAGCTCGACATCCACAGCCCCTCGCGTGTGTTCGCGGAGCTGGGCGGCTTCACCATGGCAGGCCTTGCTCAGGGGCTTGAGGGCAGCCAGAACGGGCCGCTGAGCGCCATGACCAGCCTGAGCAAACAACTCACGGCAGCCGGCACACTGGCCCTCGGCGCAACCGCCATGCCTCTGGCCGCCATGCCGTTGCCGCAATTTCCGGTCGGGGCTGCCGGTGCCTCTTCGTTGTCGATCGATGATCGTGCGCCCATCAGCCCTGCACCGGCGCCGGTTCATGACAGCCACGACACCTACGAAATCAACATCCACACCACGCCAGGCATGGACGCCCAGGCGATCAGCCGCGCCGTGCGGGCCGAGCTGGCGCGTATCGCTAGCGAGAAAGCCGCACGCCAGCGCAGCAAACTGTCAGATCTGGAGTAATCCCCATGATGCTTGCCTTGGGCATGTTCGTGTTCAGCCTGTCCACCGCCGCTTACCAAGAGCTGCAACGCCAAACCGAATGGCGCCATGCGAGCAATAGCCGAGTCGGCGCCGCTCCGGCTCGGCAGTTTGTCGGGCGTGGCGACGACACCATCACCCTCCCCGGCATCATCCTGCCGGAGCTGGCCGGCAGTGCCTTGAGCCTCGATGCCGTGCGCCTGATGGCAAACACCGGCAAAGCCTGGCCGATGGTCGAGGGGAGCGGTCGGATCTACGGCCTGTGGATTATCGAGAGCCTGAGCGAAACCAAAACCATCTTCTTCCGCGACGGCACCCCACGGCGCATAGAATTCACAATCAGCCTCAAACGGATCGACGACGACCGTATTGACCTGCTCGGCGCTGGCACCAACGCAGGCATCAACATCTTGAGGGCGTTGCTGTGATCGACGCTGCTCTTTCCAAGGTCACCGGCTACATCGAAGACCTGGCCGAACGCTACCGCCGCGATGCCGCTTATCCGGTGCCTGCGTTTCGTATCACGGTCGATGGCAATGATATCGCCCAGTTGATCAGCCCACGGCTGATGAGCCTGGAACTGACCGACAATCGTGGGATCGAGGCCGACCAACTCAGCATCACCCTCAGCGACCACGACGGCCTGCTGGCGATCCCGCCCAAGGGCGCGGTCATTCGGTTGTGGCTGGGTTGGAGCGACACGGGCCTGGTGGACAAGGGCACCTACACCGTCGATGAAACCGAGCATAGCGGTGCGCCGGACGTGCTGAGCATTCGCGCCCGCTCTGCTGACCTGCGCAAGGGTCTGAAGACCAAGCGCGAACGCAGCTGGAGCAACACCACCCTCGGCGACGTTCTGGGCGACATCGCCCTGGGCAACGGCCTCACCGCCACCATTGCCGGCGCCCTGGACGGTTTGCCTATCCTGCAGTTGGACCAGGCCAACGAGTCCGATGCCAACCTGATCAGCCGCGTAGGGGAAGAGTTCGACGCAGTGGTCACCGTCAAGGCCGGCTGCCTGCTGTGCCTGCCGGCGGGCGGCGGCAAGACGGCCACCGGCGCCGAGCTGCCACATATCACCCTCACCCGCGCCGACGGCGACCAACACCGCTATCTGCAAGCAGACCGCGACAGTTACGACGGTGTGCGCGCCTATTTCTACGACGTGAACAGCGCGAAAAAACAGGAAGCCATTGCCGGCGGCGGTGAAAACCTCAAGGATCTGCGCCACACCTTCAGCGACCGTCAGTCCGCCCTGCGAGCCGCCCGGGCCGAATTCAACCGTCTTCAACGCGGCAGCGCGACGCTCAGCTACACCCTCGCCCGGGGTCGGCCTGACCTCATTCCCGAACTGACCTACACGCTCCAGGGGGTGAAGCCGGAGATTGACGAGATCATTTGGTACGGCGGCAACGTGCAGCACACCCTCAGCCCGGACAATGGATACACCGTGAGCCTGGAGCTGGAGAGCAAGCTGCCCGAGGATACGGTTGAGGGGTTAGCGGAAGAAAACAAAGGGGATTACACAGGGATCATCGCGTACTACCGCGACAAGAAGACCGGGAAGGAGAAGACTGTGACGGCGGGGGATCAGAGCAAGCCAAAGCGGTTGCGGTGGTTGTATGCGAGTGAGAAAACGGCCAAACGGGCGGTGGACCGAGAGTTTCAGCGCATATGAATAGATAACTCGCTTACTTAAATAGTAAGCATCGCATGCATCCTTTTCACGATCATAACAATAGTAAGCATCAAATTAACAACTACAAAAATAACCAACGGAGTCAAAATGTACTTAGCGTAATTCAAGCCAACCCCATACCCACCAAACTCAACCTTACTTACCACCCCATCTAACACCGAGTGAGCGAAACACAAAGCAACCAAAACAATCGAACTAATTATAGAGAAGCAGATATTATAATAAAGCTGGCGCAAAAGTGTTTTTTTGGCCTCATAAAGAGGATCAGTATCTTTGAGCAAACTCAATTTACTTTCCTGATCGTAAACCAGCACCAACACGGAAAGAAGCAGCGCTGTAAAAATCGCACCAAAGTTAACAAGCATTGAGGAAACATCTTTATTTAAATTGTAGCCTACAAAGCATGCTACCGCAGCGACCACGCTTGGCACAGCAAAAAATGTCACGTAATCCATAAGGGAGCGTTTCCCCGAAGGATCAGCAAGTGTTGCAATATGCCCTAACACAATATTCGCGACATTTATCTTGCTGCTCATATCTTTACCTTTAGCCCGGGATATATATATCCGACAAATTCCTGAAGAAGTGATGTACACCATTTGTGTAAAGATACTGGCTCTGGATTTCCAGCAACCATAACCACTTCATCCTCATCCACAATGATCTCACATATTTGTTCCTCTGCGGGACGCCCAATTGTAAAAGTTCTTTTTTTACCATCCAGTTCGGCGACGGCTTTTATCTGTGCACAATGAGGCCTTAAAAACTCAACCACTTCATACTCTTCAGTTCCTGGCTTGAAGAAGTCTTTAAGTTTCCCCAGCTTGCCACGATTTGGCGGTTTTACTATCAATTGCTGTTCTTTATGACCAAGGCGAGTGAGCTGATCCGTAATGTCGGGCATCCCCATAAACTTTGTAAGCTTGATCTCTTTAGTTACAGCCTCCTCCCAAACTTTAAACGCCTTCTTGTAAGCCAAAGGATTCATCTGAAAAGTTCGCTTAGTAACCTTATTAAAGTGCTCCCTTAAGAGATCATGCAATAACGTTTTTATTCCGCCACCCTTGTAGTTATGTAGTAAAGCAACCCCCTCATCAAAACCATTAGGGATATAAAACCTCACATAATGCCTGATAATCTCGGCATTAGTCTGAAGCTTCTCAAAGTCTACATTTCCTGTTTCAATATCAATGATATTATTCTTAACTCCGTAATACCCAGCTTCAAACCAACCGACCATCTCTCTTTTTTCATCATAAAATTTCATCCCATGAAAACGATAAACTTGCTGCGTAGCCTCAACAATTTTGAACTTATCACCCTGAGCCTCTATAAAAGCTTTAAAAAGCTGATACATGTCAAACTGACCAATTTTATCCAGTACAGCATAGCGATCTTCACCTTTCTTAGGGTCGCTATAAGGATTAAAACAACGGAGTGAATAAGGGGCTATTGAATGCATTTGCCGACCACATTATTTAGAGTTGATTTTATTTATTTAAAGGTAAGCAAACAGGAATTCATGGCGCACGACCCGCTACCAACCAATCCATTTGTATAAGTTCTTTCTTTCAATACCTGCCCAGCATTAACCCTTTCCACCTCGGCGCCGCTCTCTCGCGACAGAGCTTGAACGGCACGCTTTGCTAGATCCGATGCTTGCTCGCTTCTGGCTTTGTTCTTGAGTTCTTTCGAGCTTGTCCATGCAACATTTATTCGATTGCATTTAAACTCAAGCTTCATATCAAAGACCTTGTCTCCGAACGTATATCGTGTCGTGTTACAACCAGGCGAATCCTCTTCTGCCACTTTCTTGATTACAGGCGCGCCAATAGCTTTCACGATGGCTACCTCGTCGATCTCGCGGATATCGGCAAAAGCTGCTGGGAGGTTGAAAGTAAGCAAAGAGGTAACTGCGATTGTTGTTTTGCGCATGGATCACGTCCTTATGGTGGCTTGGATATTCGCCTGGCGGCGTACTCGCGCGTCCGAGATCTGGGCGTCGGCAAGTGGATCGTCGGCGTCCTTTCTGACTGATCCGTTCTTAATGGGTACAGATTATGCTGGCCTTTTAGAATCGGCAAGGGCCTCAGTCAAATCCTTGAGGCGCTGCTCGACATCCATTAAGCGTTTCTTCTCTTCAGCAGCGCTTTGTATCTCCCGCTTGCCCGCCTCCCCAAGCGAGCGAAACAGTTCAAGGATGGCCTCCTCCTGCTTGTTTGCAGGCTGAGCCTGGGCAACCTCGCCCACCGAGCCATGGAACATGGGACCTTCACCGGTCAACAACCAGTCCACACTTATACCCAAATGAGTACGAAAGGCTGACATCGCCTTTGCATTGGGCTCTCTCTCGTCCAGAAGATAGTTCTGGAGCGTTCTGTAGGGGATGCCAGAAACCTCGGCAGCATGCTTTATGGACAGGCCTTTGGCATCAAGAACGCTGCGAAGACGCTCAGATATACTCATTTTTTCATATGATCCGGTTGACGCACCCGTTTGGGTGCGTATACTGCGAACAAACAGGTACATCTTAACCAACTAGGAACACATCAACCATGAGCCAAGCCATGGAAAAGCGCCAGATCCAGGCGCGGCTGATCGAGAATGGCAGCAATTTCCGCCAGTTCGCAATCAGTCACGGCTATGAACCGCGCACGGTGACTCAGGTAGTCCAGCGTTGGGCCGGTCACGACACGCTGCCTCGGGGTCGTCTGTCGTTCCGCATTCTGCGCGACCTCTCCAAGGTGATAGGCAAAGAAGTGCTGCCCGGAATCCTGGCGGACTCAAACGAGCAAACAGAATGCACGGCTGTATGAAATGACTGTAGGGGCGATGGCACCACGGAGAAACCAGAAGATGAAACGCCCGATACTAGCGACCAAGCGCCAAGTCATGAGCGCAGTCATTTGCGCTTACCCCGGCGGGCGCGAGTGCGCCGCTGCTCGGCTCGGTTATGAGCTGAAGAAGTTCGATAACCATGTGTACGAGAACGCCGGCAGCCGCCCTCTCAGCGATGAACAGATTTATTTGCTTGAGCAGGACGCCGGCACTACTCACCTGCCTGAATACATCGCCGCCATGTACGGCGGCATGTTCGTGCCGCTAGCTAAACCCGAGACGCTGGACAACATCGACCTATACAGCCGGTCGGTACATGCCGCAGCGAAACGTGGTTACGTCGATCAGATCATCGCGAAGGCGCTGGAGGACGGAGTAGTTGAGCCAGGCGAGGCTGCGGCAATTCTCGGCGCTCACAATCGCTACATGGCTGCGCGCCATTCCGAAGTGCTGGCCACCATCCAGCTGCACAGCAAGGAGCGCAAGCATTGAGCACCTACAAACTCGTCTGTCCTCACTGCCTCGGCCGCATGCGCATCCGCACAAGTGAAGGCACACACATTTTCCTGCGCGTGGCCTACCTGCAATGCACCAACGAGGCCTGCGGCTGGTCGGTGCGGGCCGAGTTCGAAATGACGCATGAAATGAGCCCCAGCGGTATGGCGAACCCCTCCGTCAAGCTGCCCATCGCCGACATTGCCCTGCGCCGTGCCGCGATGAAGTCCGCTAACGATCAACCCGACCTGCTCGACCAAATGGAAATGGAGTGTGCGCAATGAACCATGAACAGCTTGACCACGATTACCGCAGCAGCATGCAACGTGCCGCATTTGCCTACCTGGAACGGCACGAAGCGCAGCACCTGGTGGATTCGGACCTGCTGTATGAAAACTGCGTCCGGCACATGACCACCGCATTGGAAGTACCAGTTTTCATGGCGCAGCAACTGGTGCACAACGCCTGGACTGAATTGCAGATCATCAACCAACGCAAGTGGATCGGCGTGGACTGGGGCTCCAGCCCTGGCAGCACCGTCGTGCATTTGATCGACACCCGGGCGGACCTTCGCTACCCGGTCCCGGCAAGGCTGCTACCACAGACGATGCTAGCCCAGCGCGAGGCCGCGCTGAAGCAACAACCTCAGTAACCCCCTTTTAAACAATCCGCCCTACCCCGCTTCCCGTGGGTTTGGGTGAGCTTTGCCCGAAATCCGAGGTGGACCATGGAAATCGACGTCGCCATCACCGCAAAACTGCCCCGCGAAGAGGCCGAAGCGCTGCTCCAGGCGCTACGGAATCAGTACGCCCAGCAGTTTAACGAGCATTGGTACGACGACCGCTTTCGCATGATCCCCGAGGGTTTACGGCATGGCTCGTTGCTCGCGGCCTTCCCGGTAATGGCCGCGCAAAAACGCCTGATTGGCGCCCTTAAACACAGTCTCGGCGAAGTGAAGTAAGCCCGATGAATAAGCGACTCGACATCCCCCATGGCTCCAAGGCTTTTGTACGCAAGCCCATGGAAAATAAGCTGCGCGCTGATGTACTTCAGCGCCTTGAGTCCGATTATGGCCTGCAACACATGGCTGGCACGCATTACATGCGCAAGGGCACCTGCCCTCAGTGCAACCAGAAACGCTTGTTTTCTCGCCATGATGAACCCTGGTTTATTCGCTGCGGTCGCGAGGAAAAGTGTCGGTACCAGGCTCCAGTCAAAGAGCTTTACCCCGACCTGTTCGACGACTGGAGCAAGCGAGCACCAGCCACCAACGATGAGCCAACCGCTACCGCAAAGGCATACCTCACCTTTGCTCGCGGCTTTCGGCTTGAGCTGATTGAGGGCTGGTACACCCAGGAAAGTTACTTTGACCGCGACCTGAACATTGGCTCGGCCACAGTGCGATTCCCACTTGAGCATGGCGGGTACTGGGAGCGCTTGATAGACCAGCCCTCACGATTCGGCAAGAAGAAGGCTCGCTTCCAACCCAAGCAAAGCTACAAGGGCTACTGGTGGTGTCCACCTTGTGTCGATGTTCTCCAGGTTGATGAACTGTGGATCGTCGAGGGCATTTTCGACGCCATAGCGCTCATCCATAACGGCATTTCTGCGGTCGCCGCGCTGTCATCGAATGCATTCCCTGAAGAATCGCTCAAGACATTGATCGCGGACTGTGAAGGAAAGCCGCCCAAGTTGGTTTGGGCATTGGACAACGAACCTGGCGCGCAGAAATACACCAGATCATGGGTCAAGCAAGCCCGGGAGCTGGGCTTTGTTTGCGAGGCCGCGCAGATCCCGCAGCCCGATAACCGCAAGGTCGATTGGAACGACCTGCATCAGCGCTGGGCATTTTTAGACGATGACGAGGTACGAGCGCAGCGAATTGAAAAAGACCTCAAAGAAGCCAGGCACCAGGGCGCGCTGCTGATTGCCGAAAGCGCCAGCGACAAGGCCCTGCTCATGTACCAGTGGCGCGAGCGGGAGGAGTTCCACTTCTGTTTCGACTCGCGCTTGTACTGGTGGAAGCTGGACATTTCCAAATTCAACAGCGCCAAACAGGCGCTCGATGACAGCGACAAACAGGAAGACCAACTGCTCAACGACAAGGCCATCCGCGAAAAGGCGCTGCGCATGTCTGGCTGCGTGGTCGAGATCGCGAATTGCTATCCCAAGGCACTGTATTTCCAGCGCAACGAGATAACCGACGAGTCCTGGTATTTCTTCCGCGTCGACTTCCCGCACGACGGCGGTTCAGTGAAAAACACCTTCACCGGCGGCCAAGTCGCTGCTGCCAGTGAGTTCAAGAAACGACTTCTTGGCATGGGGGCCGGGGCGGTGTTCACCGGCAGTGGACAGCAGTTGGACAAAATCATGAAGGACCAGTTGTTCGGTATCAAAACCGTTCAGACCATCGACTATGTCGGCTACAGCCGGGAGTACGGCTGCTATGTGTTCAACGACGTGGCCGTTCGTGAGGGGCAACTGATCAGCATCAACGAGGAAGAGTTCTTCGAAATGGGCAAGCTGAAACTCAAAAGCTTGCAGAAAGGCGTGAAGATCCAGTTGACCAAGGATGCCAAAAACTACGACCCGCGCTGGCTGGATCTGCTCTGGCAATGCTTTGGTACCCAGGGAATCGTCGCCCTGACGTTTTGGTTCGGCTCGCTGTTCGCCGAACAAATCCGTCATCGCTACCAGTCGTTCCCGTTTCTTGAGGCTACCGGTGAAGCCGGCGCCGGCAAGACGACCTTGCTGACGTTGTTATGGAAACTACTCGGACGTGATGGGTATGAAGGCTTTGACCCTTCCAAATCCACCAAGGCCGGGCGCAGCCGCTTGATGGGCCAGGTGTCTGGCATGCCTATCGTGTTGCTGGAATCCGACCGAAGCGGCGAAGACAAGGCGCACGCCAAAACTTTCGAATGGGACGAACTGAAGGACTATTACGGCGGCGGCACCTTGGCGACCAAAGGGGTTAAAACCGCCGGCAATGAGACATATGAGCCACCCTTTCGGGGAACGATCGCCATCAGCCAGAACGCACCGGTAGTGGCCTCCGAAGCGATCATGACCCGGATCGTCAAACTGCACTTCGTGCGACCGAACGTGACCCCGGAGAGCCGCGCTGCTGCGGACTTACTCAACGCCTTGGAAGGCGCGACGCTGAGCAACTTCGTATTGCAGGCCGTGCGCAAAGAAGTCGAGGTCATGGATCTGTTTGCACAGCGCCTGCCCGGCTACGAAGCGAAACTGCGCTGCCTGCACTCGCACTGCTTCGCTTGCGACACCCCTTTCAAAGACGAGCAAAGCGACTGTGCCCATTGCGGCAACAAGATACGCGGTTACATCCGTGTCGAGCGTATCAACAAGAACCACGCCCAACTGCTCGCGTTGCTCGACTGCCTGCGGATGGTGGTTTCGCTCACCGATGCGCAGATCAGCAACACCCGCACCCAGATCATTCGGATGGCGATAGAGCGCCAGGCCTCCATCAGTTCCGATCATCCGGTCGTGGCCGAATTTTGGGAGGTATACGAATACCTGGAAGGCCTCGACGCCGATGGGCCCGTGGTCAACCACAGCAAGAAAGACAACATCATCGCCATCAACCTCAACGACTTCGTGAAGTGCGCCGCAGAGCATCGCCAGAAAATTGCCGATGTCAGCGAGCTGCGCGAGCGGCTGAAGGACTCCCGCTCTCGAAAGCTGATCGACATCAACAAGGCGACGGATAGCGCGGTGCGGGCTCACCAGGCCAAGCACAGCAACGCGGTCATCACCAAGCAGCCCATCGTGAAGTGCTGGCACTTCCAGGCCTGACCAATCGACAGCAACACACCAGGCGCGGCAACGCCTGCCACTCAAGGAGAAGCACCATGCACAACAAAACGCTCAAAGATGCCTTTGACGAGTTGTTCCAGTACCAGGCCGAGCGTCCGGCCATCCGCAAAGCCGGCGTCGAGGCGCTGGTTCGCTTGCTGCCGGTCGCGCAACGCGACACCGGGCAAAGCGGGGTAATCGGGCGTTTTCTGCTCGGTTTGTACAACGGCTCGGCACATCCGTTTGACCTGACCGAGCTGCGCAGTCTCGACGCGGGCCTATTCGATGACTGCATTGCCGTTCTACGGCTGGATAACAGCCCCGAGCAAGAGGTTCACACCTACTTCCCAGACGGCGATGCGATCTGGCAGGACCTGCGTAGGGCCTGGGCATGAAGTGGGCAGTGAAACGCAACAGAGACGGACAAGTGCAGCAGAACTGCTGGATCACTGACAGCGGCTACACGGTGGCCGAGTGCCGGTTGCCTGAAGCGCGGTATCCCATCACTCGCCCAGGCGCCGATCTGCCTTTCGCTTATGCGAAGGACCGGGACGAAGTCATAGCGATCATCAAGCAAGACCAGGCCAGAACGGCCTGAAAAGACGGTGTCGAGGAGCGGCAACTCCCCGACACCTACCACCAAAGGAGAAGCACCATGCAAGTGAATCAAACCCAAGGTAGCGCCGCAGAGGCTACCACAACCCCGCTGGGTATCGGCGACACAGTCAGCTATGTGGCAATCAGTGGCGGCGGTCGCAGCTATCGCTTCAGTGCCCGCAAAGCTGTGATTGAAGAGATCAACGGCAACGTAGCCACATTGCGTAGCGCCAATGGACGCACCACCACCCAGCCGCTGAGCAAATTGACACTGGACGGCCAGCCCAACGCCCTGACGCGCATGCTCATGGGAGGGCAGTAATTATGTCTGTCAGCCCAGCGAGGACACGGCCAGCCATGGCAAGCCAACGCCTCGACCTGCCCAGCCGCTGCGATATCTGTGGTAAAGCGCGCTCCACCCGCACGCACCAGGCCTGTAGTCGGATTCGCCAGAAGCGAAAAACGCTGGAGTGGGCAGCTTTCATGGCAGAGCGGGAAGCAATAAGACAAAACCAAACGCGTCGCTACGCACGCTGACAATCAAAAATGGCGGAACGCGGGGAGCGGCAACTCCCCCACCGCTTACCAGGAGAAGCACCATGCAAGCACACATGCCCCGTGGAGGCGATGCGAAGGTCCAGGCCAAGCTACGCAAGCTGATGGCCCTCGCAGAGCGTGGCGAAGGCGGCGAGAAGGATAATGCGCAACGCATGCTGGATAACTTGTTAGCGCGTCACGGCTTAACCCTCGATGATTTAAACGAGGAGTGCCGAGAAATCCGCTGGTTTCCGATTGTGAATCGGTACGACCGAAAGCTTGCGGCGCAGATCATGTCCAAGGTCTGCGATACATGCACTCCCAGCCTGTATACCAGCAAGAGCCGACCAAAGAAGGTCGGTGTGGAAGTTACACCGGCTGAGGCAATTGAGTTCGAGCTTCACTTCGACACGTTGAGGAATGCGCTGGCCGCGCACTTCGACGAGGCCTTCTCCGCATTTGTACAGGCCAACCGATTATTTCCCGCAACCCCATCAGGCAGTAAGGAGATGGAGCTGAGCGAGAGCGATATGCGGGTCGTCGCTATGGCTTCAGCGATAAAACCAACACCTGTCCGCCCCCGCCTTGGGCGGAAGGGGAACGTATGACGGTCCTCTTGCTTTTGTACTTATGCAGCGACGCAACTCGTACTGACTGCCAGGTTTTGCCTGCCCAGAGCTGGCATGGGCCGGATGCCTATGAGCAATGTATCGGCGCGTTGCCACGGCTCACCAACGCGCTGAGCGCAACAAATCGGAATAGGCACAGGTTCATTTGCGAGATTCAGGCGAACGAGGCGCAACCTGCAGGACGTACCGCCCGGCCGACGCTCATTCACCAATCGTTTCGGATGTGAGGGACATCATGAACACAGCCTTTATCCTGATGGCCCAGTACGACGGCCAGGCGATTATCTCGCTGGAGCAGGTCTGCCGGGACTACTTCACGCACCTGACGCCTGACATGTTTCAGCGCAAGGTGATGAGCGGGCAGATCAAGATCCCCATCACCCGTCTGGAACGTAGCCAGAAGTCGGCTAAGGGGATTCATATCACCGACCTGGCTGCGTATCTCGATCTACAGCGCGCAGCCGCAGTTAAAGAGAACAGCCAGCTCAACGGGTTAAAACACGCCTTTTAA